ATGGGAGCAATGGAAGCTTTGCTTGGCAAACTTGTTGAGCGGGACATGGCGCAAAAGGTGGAAGCACCACAGGAGACCCCTGTTGTGGAAGAAGCCCCCCAAGTAAACGAAGAAGCAGAGCTGCTTCGTGCGCGGATTACAGAAATGGAGAGCAAGCTTGCCCGTATGGCTAGCCGCCCTGTCCGTTCTGGTTACGCGCATAACCCAGCAGACGTTCGTTCTCGTCAGCCTGGCCGTATGGGTGAGTTCATCCGTACTGTCGAGGAAGGCCAAGACGGCGCAAGTGCTTTGGCCGCTGTTTGTAAGGAACAAGCTGAGCGACGCGAGTCTGATGATCTTATGAAACTGCCTACCCGCAACTCTCTTGAGAAGGATCTTCGCAGTCTTCTTGAGGCAGCCGTTGCTGATGGCGTCATTACAACCCCAGACGACCGCACGGGTTGGAGGTAATCATGTCAGGAATTATTAACCCTAACTGGGCCAATCTCGATGTGAACCGTCGCCAAGCATTCGAGCGTGCAATCAACGTCTCGGGCGCTGGCAGTGTTCTCATCCAGAACTACGTCAACAAAATCATTCAGCAGCTTACGATTCGTGAGTTTGGTGCTCTTGGTACCATGGACCGCAAGCCGGGCCAAGGCTCCGCTGCACTGATCAACCGTCGTACCGCATCGGCTATGACGGCTGCAAGTGAGTGGATTGCTGATACTGGTACTGTTTCTGAGTCTACTGGCTCTTATGCACAGACCAGCTTCACATATCAGACCCTCGTTACCCGAGGCAAAGTCACTCGTAAGATGCGTGCCCGTGGCCGCAGCTACATTGACATTCTTGCTGAGGAAATGACTTGGAAGCTTGACGACTTCAACAATGCGTTGGAGTCTGCACTCTTCATCGGAAACTCCGGTGCGCTTTCCACCCAGATTGATGGGTTGTTGACGCAAATCAATGCAGTTTCGTCGCAAGTCGTTGCCAACACGAGTGCTGCTGCTGGTGACAGCTTGACCCTGGCTAAGCTGGACGAGGCCATTGACTTGGTGAAG